TATACCAATGTGTCCATTTACTTTAAGAGAATAGGTTTGAGTATCTTTCTTAAAAGAAAGAAGATCAAGTGAAATATAAGGATCTCCAAGAAGTCCAGTAAGTTTTTCTGAGTATGTTTTTATATCAGTTTCCATTTTCATATTTTAAGATTTCAGAAAGGGTACAAAGTTCAAAAAAATATCTCCTAAGAACAGTAAGTGACACAGAAAGCACATTTTTATGACTTCCTGTATCAATCGAAGAAATAAGATCACGAGTAATACTGTGACAAATAAAATCTCTATGCTCTGATATACCATCTTGTGCTTTTGTATGTAAGGGAACATAAAGTTCATGAAGTAAATCCATTCCAGCAGGAAAAAGTATACTTCCATGAAGTCCATTGAAAGTAAGAATATCTGGAAGAATATCCAATGATGCCAGTGGTATTATTTCAAGAAGTAGAGTAAGTTGTATCTTGTAAAGAAGAACTTGCTCAAAGACATCATTTTTAAGAAGTGAAAGGTCACAGGTATCTACCTTATCAAGAAGTGACCTTTTGGATAGATTGAAATCAATTCCATTTCCTGTTATTCTAATAATGTCATCAATAGGTGTAAAGATTGGAACAATAATATCTGAAAGAGTATCCCCAGTAGTGAGTGTATATTTTCCAGTAGAAATAGTTACAAGTGCTGGATCTCCATTTTCCATGTAATAGATTCCAATCATCTGTGTATGTTCTGGGGTATATCTCTGAGGAAATTTTATACTTTCACTTTTTATATTTGTCTTTCTTGTTATATGATGTTCAAAACTTTCGAGTGATGTCATAATGCATTTACTGTCTTTATTAAATTCTTCATTTGGTCTTCTATTTCCTCACTTACTTCATCATCTGAAAGTTTATTTCTGAAAAAATAACAGTCAAGAGTAAGTGCAGGAAGTGAAAGATAATCTATTTTATACCTTTTTGTATCTCTTCGGTATATTTTATAAATAATATCAAGAAGAAGTGAAAGTGTTTCTGTATAGTAATTTACATTATTTTTTCTAAGTTTTGCGAAGTAATTTTTAAGTAGTCTTATAAGATCTATGTTTTGGGGGGTAAGTGGTTTATAGATAGGAATAACTGAATTTCTGATTCTGATTTCTACCATATCTACCCTTTTATGAATAGCAAAAGTAAGATAAGTATGTATATGTAATCTAAATTTTAAAATAACAAAATCGGTGCTTTCTCTAAGAGATTGCACCGATTGTATATTTGAGTAAAGATCAAGAGTTTTAAGTGTGTAATGTACTTTATTCGTTAGGCTCTCCATCAAGTTTTGTAAGTTTTTTATATTCATCTTCTGTAAAGATTTCCAAATAATCTACAAAGATAGCCTTAGTATCAAAGAGTCTATCATTGTTGTTATCTGTAAATCTAAACATTTTATCTGCCATATCCATTTTTACAGAAAGAAGTTCATATTTCCTTGCACTTTCATAGTAAGAATATGAGTTGAATTTAAATTTAAATTTTTCTCTAAGAGCATAGTCAAGTTTAAATTCTGGATACTCAAGCGATACTGCTTGGATTAAAGGTTTAAGAATTATATTTTTAAATCCATTACGGAGTCTATTGATAAATCTGTAATAAGAAACCTCTTCATAAGGGACTCCATCTCCTTTAAATAGGACAATAGAAGATGATTCTTGTTCAAATCGGTTATGTGGAATTAGAGAGTCATTTTTAAGTTTTCTATAAAAATGATTAACAATTTCCATATTGGACATGTCATAACCATCATTCTTTATACTTTCTATTTCTGTTCTATTACCACTACGGTTTGGCATTGTAATATTCTTTGTCCAGGGTATATTACGCTTACCATCTATCTTAATCTCTCCACTCCTATCATCTATTTGAAGTTCTTGCTTATTCTCATCAGAAATTTCACGAAGTCTCTGTTTTACCTTATCTGTAAGAGTTCCAGAAACTGGGATAATGAATTTCATTTTAAATTGAGAGTTCATTATAGTCCAGGCTACTTTAGAATTTTCAAGAGATCTTTGAATATTGTAATTTTTTATAAGTCTCTCAGCGTAAGAAATGATAACAGGAGATTCATTATTTTGAAGTGAATTCCAAGAAACTATAACAATGGCATTGTCTGGAAGAATATTAAATTTACCACTTTCAAAAGTATATTTCCAAAGTTTGTATTGTTTTCCAGATGGATCGTTATAATAAACTCTTGAAAGTCTACTTACATCTTGAACAGGTTTGATAGCCAAGATACCAACTGGTATACGGTTGTCAAAATTTATACCCTCAAATTTGTGTTTAAAATGTGAAGATGAGGAAAGTTTTGAAAAATCATTATTTATAAAAAGATCAAGTCTACTCTTCTCTTTATCAAGTCTCTGCTTTTCAAGAAGTAGAGCAGATTGCTTCTCTTTAAGATCTGGATCTTTATTTTCATTAAGGACTCTAATCTCATTTAGAAGTCCATTGATTTTCTTTGTTATTTCAAGTTTCTGTTTTTCTATTTCTTCCTTAGTTGAATATTCATAAACAATCTCATATGCAATAGTACCATCTATAAGAAACTGTTTAAAGGTGTCCCATGCTACATTGTCTGTATCCCAATTTAGCATAGTAAGTATCTTCTTATATGAATTTTTTATAAAAGTTTCTTGCCCAGGTGTGAATTCATCAGGTTCTACCGAAAAGTCAAGAAATTTATTTGTATCATCATAGACAATAACATCATCTGTAACTGCTGTAATAATCCAATCCAAGTCATTGTTTGTGGATATGTTTCTGATATATCTGATTCTATCTTTAAGTGACATATCCTTGTAAGATTCATCTTCATAAAGTCTATCTGCTTTATTGATAAAAGCATCAAGATCTGTTGTATCTCCTGCAAGTTTATATAAAGTAGAGTAATCAGTAGAAAGTCCTGCTATACGCTTAATGTAGTCAAGATTCAGTTTACTCTTTGGAAGTGAATTTACAAATGTATCTAAGTTATAAATTGCCATGATTATTAATGCTTATAATGTTGTATATACTCTTTTAAAGATTTAAGTTCTAAGAATCTTTAAATATCTACCTAAGTCCAATGTTTTGGGCATTTGAAACATATGGATATACCAGAGTGATAGAATACTTACACAAAATTTTATAAAAATGAGACAAATAGCAATTCAAAATGTGAGTAATGAAAGTATTACACTTAAAGAACTTCTTAAAATGACTGAGGGAGGTAACCCAAGTGAAGTAATAATCGATTTTGGAGATGGAGCAGTGATTACCTATCCAATAGAAGAAGAATCTTTTATAAAGAAATTTGTAAGAGGTTTATTTGGAAATAAGAAGAAAAAATAAAAATTTACAATTATGAATAAAAAAGAAATCATCGAACTTATACTGAACACTGCTGGATTTGAACTTAAAAATTATGAAATCATCAGAGCAGGATCACTTACTTCATATACAGGTATAGCATATGATGGTAAAGGTGGAATGGTTGAATTTGCAACAGATTCATTTGAAGATGCTATAAGAGAGATTCTTGAAGAAATCTACAATACCAAAGATGTTGAATTTAATACAATGTTTAAAGATTAAATGATGGTAGCCGTAGTAATGATAATAATACTCTGTTTGTTATCTTCAGCAGTAGGATTTGTACTTGGAGTAGCCTGTACTATCGAGTACTTAAAAGAAGACACAGATAAAACATAAGTAAGTATTTAACTTTTTAAAATTTATAAAAAATGAGTACATTTAAAGAAAGACAAATCAAAAGCAGACTTGGAGAGCAAGTACTTTCTGCTATTGAAAATTTACCAGGATATAAGATAGACTACTACAGTTCTACTCCTGATAGCATTGTTCTAATTAAAGACAATGGAATGAGATGGGAAGATCTGGACTCTATTGAGGGATATTACATAAATGGACAATCTGAAATTGTAGAGTACAGGGGACAAAAACCAAGTAACAATGCAAGATGTGTTTTTCCTACTTACGAGGATGCAGAAGCCTCTCTGGCTATGGCTCAACTTTTACATCTTCGTAACTTTTACAATAAAGGTGTAAAATTTGAGATTGGACAAATTTATGATGAAAAACTTTGGTATGTTCATTTTAATCATGTAGATGATATAGAATATGATATCCAAGTAGGTTCTTCAAATCGTTGCTACTCATCACTTACATTTGTAAATGAAGAAACAGCAAGAAGATTTGTAAGAGAACAAAGTGAACTCCTTTATAAAGCAAAACCATTTTTATAGATTATGGTAGCCATTTATATTTCTATTTTGGTATTTGTAACTCTTGTGGTAGGATTTCTACTTGGAGTTGTTTATACTTCTAAATATTTAAGTGATGAATACGATAAAAAAGATATTTAAATACCTACTTTTGTATATTATAATTAAGAAAATCTTTAAAAATCTAAAAATTTAATCAAAAAATGAAAAATAACTTAGCATCTCTGTCTCCTATTACTCTTGTGAGATTACAAGAAATACTTGCATTCCACACATGGATATTTCAGAGGCTTGAAAGTCCTGCATACTTCGGGACACTCAATAGACTTCCAGAACATCATGAAGTAGAATCATTTATGGTAACTGGAGCAGATGATAATGATATAAAATGGTCTGTTATTTCTCTTGGACATGTAGTAGATGGAGAACTTCCTAAATTTGTTCTTGAAATGGACACTGATGAACTTGAACTTTTTATCCTTGAAAAACTTAAAAAAGGATATGAAGAAAGGCTTAAACATTCAAAAGATGAAGTCTTGCTCAGTGATCTTGAAATTGTAAATTCTTTAATACTTAAGTATAATGAGAACAAGATATAACATGTATAAAAAGATGGAAAGTGAACTTGTACTTGATAAACTTTCTGAGATCAAAAGAATACATTTGGAGATTACAAAAGATCTTGAAAAACCTGCATATTACACAAAAATAGACATGCTTCCCGAAAGAGTCAAAGGTGGATCTTTTATGATAAGCAATACAAAATAAGATGAAGTTGTATGGAGGGTTACTGATCTTGATGGAAAATATATCTATGGAAAACTTTCTACTTTCTTACTTAAAAGTACAGAAGACACTGTAAAATTGTACATGCTCACAGAACTTAAAAGAAATAATAATTTTTCATATAACATATATGAAAGAGAACTTACAAAGATTAAAGCAGAAATGGAAGAGTTGCAGAAAAAGTCAGATGAAGTGACTGCTGTAATTAAAAAACTTACGGCAGATAGTCACAGGATTCAAGAAATGATATTTGTAGAAAAGAATAAAGAAGATTTATTATGAAACTTGAAGATAAAATAAGCGTAAAAATAGACATTCCTGAGGGATATGAAATCTGCGTAGAAGAATCTACACTTGAAAATATTGTACTTATAAAGAAAGAAGAAAATAGAAGAGAAAAACTCGGGAAGATTGCTGGATGTTATATAAGTGTCACATCAGATATAGTAAAAGTCTTGCAACTTGAAGAGGCTTCCTTAAAGAATAGAAACTTCTATCCTACAAAAGAATATGCAGAAGCCAGTTTGGCTATATCTGAACTTCTTCAATATTACTTTAAAGATTTTAAAGATTATAATCCAGATTTTACAGATAAAACAGAAAAATATATCATTTGTGTAATTAAGAATATAGTGTCTATTCAAAGCACAGAAAGTAAAAATGCTATATTTGTCTTTCCAGATTATAAGACAGCATACAACTTTTATAATACACACAAAGATCTCTTTGAACTGGCTAAGCCACTGTTATAAATAAAAACATGAAACGAAGTTTAAATTACATACTTTCTCCCTCTGAATTTTTACAGGAACTCAGAGGGAGAGGCATTTCAGACAGTACACTCAGAAGTGCATCTGAAAAATGGTTTACAGAGACCTATGTAAAAAGAAATACAAAACCTTTTGAACAGGATTCATCTGGAGCTGTTCTTCAGGTAGGTAAAATTTATTCATTTGATTATTCTGACCCTAAGTATAAAGAAGAGCTTGATTTCTATTCTGCTCTACCCATAATGCTCTGTATAGGTCATAGAAAGACAAAAGATGGTAAAGTAAATCCAATTGGTATAAATCTCACATTTATGCCTCCAAAGATTAGACTTGCATATTTAGATATAGTTTGGAAAAAGTTTGATACTCTTATAATAAGAGGAAATATTCGAAAACTTATGGAGGGTAAAGACGGTAGACAGAGACTTCTTCCCCTGTTTTACAGTGTTAATAAAATGATAGCCAGAAATCTTGGTTGGGAATTTGCTATTCGTAGTTATATTCCATCAAGAATAAAAACAGAGCCAGAAATAATCACATATACTGATTGGTGGAAACTTTGTGTATTTACAAATAAATTCCTTGAAAAGAAGAATATTCAAGAAGTTTATTACTTGTATAAGAAAGCAATGAATCCAGATTATAAGATTGGAAAGAAAGAAAAACCTGTAAAGGTAGAAACTGTAACAATAAAAGAACTTAAAGAAAGACTTAAAGGAAATAGATAAGTCTTTTCATTGTTATTAAATTTGAATTTTAAATTTAAAAAAGACTCCCAACTTACTACTCTTTGGTTGGGAGTCTGCATATAAAAGAAAAAATTGAACGGTCTTTATTTAAGCAAGAGAATATGTCTCCTGTTCATCTGAGTACTTAACGAAGCCCAAAGTATCGAGCATATCAAGTGATTTCAAGATTCCATCCTCTGGAAAAGCAGGAAATACCTGCCTTAGAAATTCCAAAGTTACTGTCTTCTTTTTAGGTTTATAAAATCCAAAATAAAGAATGGAATCTGGCTCTGTATCAATCACAGATGATGTAGTAAATTTCATGGGTAAATTCTCTACATTCTCTACATCGATAAGTGTTTTGTATCTTTTAAAATAATCTGTTATTGTCATTTTTTAAAATTCAAGTGAGTTAATATAATCAAGGTCTTCATCTTCATCATCATTTTCAAAAACCTGATGTTCATCAATTTTATCATCTTCTCCAAAAGAGAATGCAGGTTCAATATATTTGTCAAGTTTATGAAGCACTTCATCTGTAAAAACAACATCATTAAAGAGTTCTTTAAATTTAACAGTTTTTCCAAGATGTTCAACAGCGTATGCTGGACTTGAAGCATTTGGAACACCAATGTAGTACTTAGGAAGATCTGCAAGTTCAAGTACAGAATCTGATACCATATATTTTCTGTTCTCTGGAAGACCATCTGCCTCATCTACAACTACTATATGTCCAAGTTCAACTGCTCTTTCAAAGTTACGAATAGCATAAGTTTTTTCATCTTTATTGATAACATCATATACTTGCTTAAAAGTGAAAGGAGTAGAAAGAAGTTCATCTTCTTTAAGGATTTTCTTATCCACAAGTTTTTTATGGATATAGAAATAATCCATGAGTCTACCTTTTCCAATTCCACATCTTTCTATACTTACAAAATGTTCAAGTCCAAGATATGGATTCATTCCTTTTAAGAAATCGATTTTCATATAGATATCGACAGGTTTTGTAAATCTACCCTCTATATTTTTAGAAGTTACAATAATACCTGTCTTCTTCTTAAAGGAAGCATCATGTTCATCTGAGTGGTCTTCTTTTTCAAATTTCTTTTTAAGATAAGTAATGAAAGAAGAATAATAGATTGTACCTTGTCCACCATTTACCACAGTCTCTTTATAATTGCCCATAGCAGAATCTCTTTCATAAACATGGGCTGTACATATCATAGGTATATCAAGTTTACCAATTCTTTTACTTGCAATATTGTACATCTGTTTAAGTTCTCTTGCAAGTGATCCCATATCTGTTTTTATATCTCCTGCTTTGGCATCTTTAAGAGTTTTATCTGATACAAGAGCAGAAATAGAATCGACAACAATCATTATTTTTGGAATCTCTTTCCCAGATTCTTTGGTCTGTAAGAGAGACTCTGTAAGTTTTACAATAGATGTCGTAATTTCATTTGGAGTCTCAGGTTGTATAACTCTGAGCATTTTCTCATTTACATGTTGACTTTTAAATCTATCTTTATCTGGAGAATTTTCTGTTTCATAAAGAACTACAAAATATCCCTCTTTCTGTGCATTTGCTATTATGTTTAAGGTAAGAAAAGACTTCCCTGTTTTTGGATCTCCTGCAATAGTTACAATTCTCCCAGTTGGAATACCTTTAAAAATACTACCTCCAATCTGAGCATTGAAAAGATAACAGCCTGTGTGTATCCAATCTTTAATTCCTGCTTCCTGATAATTTTCAAGAACAGTACCATCAATACCGATACTGGACAAGTGATCATTTATCTGTCCATAATCAGTATGGTTACCTGTAAAATTTTTTACTTTTGCCATATGCTTTTATTTTTTAAATATTCTTATAAATAATACACTTTAAAAATGGATACATATTCAAAATTTTCTTCCAATGACAAAACAAGAATTTGTTGAACATTGTATACTGATGGCAACGGATGGATATTCACTTCCTGCTGTCAGTAACATGAAATATGCTGAAAAACTTGTAGATACAGTAGCCAGAAGATTTTGGGATAATGATGACAGATGTAGTTATCCAGATCTCTTAATTCTTAAGCCTAATCTCTTATCTACATGTCTATATAAACAAAAAAGACAAATACTTCTTCCAGAGTGTGTAATTGCAGTGACTAAACTTTCACATGCTGTACCAGGATGGGCAAATGACATTATCTGGGACACAGACTTTGGTGCACAATCTTTCCTATATGCAAGTATGATCTGGGGTAACACAGATTCCATGCTTTCAAGTGTGGCACTTGCCAGTACTCAAGAATTTAGAAACAGATTTATTCTGGATACAATCGGTTATAACTATAATGAATATACAAAAGCGCTTACTGTAAGAGGTGCTATTCTTCCAGGTAGAGATCTTGTAGCAGAGATAACTGTAACTATTCCTCAGGAGTATCTTTATTCTATGGTAGATTTTGAGGATTATGTTGTTGGAGAACTTAAAAAGAATATAAGTAGAGTAATTGGATTCAGTAATGTAAAACTTCTTGGTGGATTTTCTCTTGAAATATCTGATCTCCGTAGTGAGGGAGAAAGTATGATAGAAAAAATTGAGCAGAAATGGAAAGCACAAGAAGAAGATGCTGGATTTATGATATTTGATTAAAAGATGAAAGAGTTACTATTTTTTAATAATAAAGGAGAACACCTGCACCTAAGTACCACAGATAAGAAAGATTACTACTCAGGTACAATCTTTCTTGAAAGTAGTTCTGTAGGTCTTGTAGCATCTGAGAGTTTACATATTGTAGAAAAGATAGGAGACTCTTTTGGCTATCCAAAGAGCAAGGAAGATATAGAAGTAGGTACAGAATTTTCTGCTATTAAGTTCTATGATGTAAAGGAAAATTCTGCTATAGAACTTTCAGAAAGTAAAACTTTATCTCCTGTTGAATCTTTTCCAAGTACTTCTCTCCGTATAAATTACCTAATTGAGGGTAAAGAGGCTGGTGTATATACAGATTACATTTTTATAAAGATAGATGATATTCTTATCTCTCTTACAGTACATGCAGAATTTGTAGGAGAAGATGACAGACTTGTAGATCTTCTTTCAAATATAGGAGAAGATATAGGAGAGGAGGAATATAAAATTCTTAGAGATACTGATATAACAGGAGCAGGTATCGACTTTAAAAAACTAAATGCTAAGCGTAAAGAGTTCTTACTTGAAGCACACAACATAAAACCTTTCATAGGAAGTTATAAAGGTGTTTTAAATATACTTAAATTTTTTGGGTACTATGATCTTAGAGTAAAAGAATATTTCAAAAATATAAAGACTGGAGTAGGTAGTTATGAACCTGTAGACAGTTA